CCTGTGGCTAGAGTTTCACGTGTGGTCTTGAGATTTTCAAGAGCCTGCTGAATGGCCGGTGCCACCGAACTGATAAAGGTCTTGGCCTGTTCTTGACTCATCTCATCACGGATTGAATCACCTAGTTGCAGCAGTGTATCATTTTCCATGCCTGATAGTTCTTCAATCCAACGGCTGACTCTGTCAACCATGGTTTTTGCTGTGACGATGGCGGAAGCCTGTTGGACTTCGCCTTCTCTTAAATTACTCATACTTTCTCCTTGTGTTCTTTGCATGCTTTCATTCTCTTTTTTGTAAATCTTATTATCGGCTTTTTCACTGCCTCTCATACGATTCATAACTTTCTTTGCACTTTTGTCTGTGGTCATGTGATCACCGGAAGTCATTGTGTGAACAATTTCTTTGCCTGCTTTGTCTTGATAAGACTTCAAGGTGTTCTTACTTAATTCTGTTTGAATGCTTTCAGTTGGATTCTCACCTGTGATAGAAACTGTCCAATTCTTGCCAGTAGATTCTGATTTCTTACGGGCCCAATCTTTTAGTTGTTCGTAATGAGCCTGTTCACGCCGGTCATCAGCATACTTGCCACGACCCTTGAATACTTTCCACTTCTTGCCGTTAATACTAACAGCAAAGTTGTTTGGTGGTTCTGTGTTGCCTTCGTCCCAATCTGCTGGATCTCTTACACGTTCCATTTCTATGCTTTCATAGTCTTCATCTGAGCCAAAGCCTGCCGAAGCCAGGGCATATCCATCATCAGTTTCTCCGCCTTCGTCATCGGATCCACCTACTAGGTCTTTGAATTGATCTTCTAGATCTTCTATGTAGTTGTCAAAGTCGTTGCTACGAATCTCGCCGCCGTCTTGATCACCATAATTTCCATACACTTCTTGCACAGCAGATTCCACATCACCTTGGCTTAGAGCAGCTAGAATTTTTTCAAAATCTGGATCACCGTAGCCGCCTATTTCGTTCATGTCTTCGTCGAATCGTTTAAGGATAGCCATGAGTTCTTGTCTGTCAATGTCGGAGCCTTCCTGCACAGTTGTGTCTACAATGTATTCTTGACGATCCATTAGCTCTGCAACAATAGCATCGTGCATGAACTGTGCCTTAGTCAGGGTTTCGTTTTCAATGGTTTCATTGAATCCGCTTTCTTGTCGGGCTGTGTGTATTTGGGTGCGCAGTTTGTTACGTGCATCTTCTAGCTTGGGAGTATCAAAACTCTCTAGGTCTAGTTTAGTTCCAAATGTCTTGGCCAAAGATTCGTTAATGCGTTGGGCTGATCTATTGAATCTAAAAAGGTCTGTGGTTTTCATAGTTTTAAGGGTCCAGATTTTATAGTATATTTATTCAGGATTTGGTCAAAGAGTCTGCTAGATTTTTAGCAGCAACAGTTCGATCTCGGCTTTCTGTGTATCGAGCCCACAATATGTCTGCACGGTCATGATCTCCAGAGTCTTTGGCCTTTTGATATTGGCTGCGCAACAGTTGGCTATCAGTGAACCAGCGACCATAGTCTTGGTCTGCGGTGTAGATGCGATCTATAATCAACGAATGTTGGCGTAGGCACATGAGATTTGCTATTTTGATAGCCACAGCATTGAGGTGTATTTCTCTGTAGATGATCTCTCCATCACGCACGAGATTTTTGATATGACCCTGACTCTGTATCAGCACATCACCTACGAGAATGCCTTTCGTGGTTCGAATTGGTAAGGGATTTTGCAGTAGCTCTTTGCGGACTATGTGTTCTAGCCGCTGGCTTATTCTTGTCATAAAAAAAGGACCTCTGGTCCTTATTTAAGTGCTGTTACTTCATGCTCCAAAGAACTTGAGTATGGTCTGTAGATTCAACTGTCCAGTCCATCCTAGACCTGCGATGAATGCCATGCCCACCATGCCGTACATCATCAGCTTGTTCTTGCTTTTTTCTAGATCGTTGAGTTTTTTACCTAATTCTGCATGCTGTGTGCAGGAGGCGTCATACATTTGATTTAATTTCTCCGTGAGTCCGTCACGAGTTTTGTCCAGGCAATCGTGGAGATCTTTGACGTCAACCTTTAGTTCATCTAGTTTTTCGTCGAGGTTCGCAACCTGCGTTTCAACTATTCCAACACGTTCTGCTACTGTAGGCATTAGGGCCGTCTCCAATGTAATAAGTCAAGTGCTCGCTGCGAGCCATGTGCCTATGATATGATTGAATGCCTAATGGTTACTACTGTGCCTTTGGTATATTATTTATCGTCACTAACTGATTTTACTACACCAAATGTTGGTGTTATCACCTCGGCTTCTAAATACCGCAGGAGTCAGTTCCACTGTGTTATTTAGTCGGTCAACTACGGGTACTCCGTCTAGATCATTGACCAATAGAGACACAGGATCGCCTTGGGCTAGAAACACATCTTCACGTTCTGCATCAAATTCCCAGATCCAGTGTGCGGCCTTGCCTGGTCCTATAGGCAGTCTACCGTTATGCAGTTCAGGGTCTTGGATCCAAGTGACGTTTGAGCGCATGCCAATGGCCTGTACCAGGCTGTTGAAATTGGCCTGCTGTCCTAGTTTGACTCGGTCAGTTTCTTCTCGTGCCGGATTGGTACGGGTAATGTCGACCACTGTGATGATTTGATATCTAGCCATAATATGCTAGTATTTACATTTAAAAATTCCAGGCAACAAAAAAGGACCTTTCGGTCCTTTAATGCTTCCCATCCCTAGGAAATTAAGAAAGTGTTGCTGCTGCTACAGTGAATGTAAGACCACCAGTTACTGCTGCTCCGAGAGCAGTTTCTAATAGACCATAACCTGTACCTTGTGTGTTACCACTGTCAGCACCGTTACGTGTATCTTCCGCAATCATGAAAGAAATAGCTGTATCGCTTACACGGGTAACAAAAAATATTTCGCCAAAGTCTGCAATGGTGTTGATAGCTTGGAAATAATCACTATTCGCATCGTCAAGTGTTCCTGCTGCGAATGGTGTTCCACTGCCTGCTGTGGCTTTTAAAAGAGTTAGTTCTCTTGTACCAAATTTACTGTAGGGGCTTGCGCCTGCTACCGCGGTGCCTGGATAATAAACAACTGCTCGTCTAGCGTTCGCGCCTAATGTTGCGGATGCTGCACCTGCGTTTGTGTATGTTTGTGCTACTGCATATACGTCTGCCATGATAATTTCTCCTTGATCAATGACCTCGCTCAGAGGCCGGCAATATTAGAAATCACCTGATTTCTATGCAAGTATTTATATTGGATTGGAAAAATCAGCTGAATTAGCAGTTAATCAGCTCTAAACGGAGTCCAACGATCTCTGGGCACTAATTTTGAGCCGCCAGCTACATAGCCTTCACCGCCGGGTTTGCCACCTGTTGTAGCTGTGATTTCACCTTCGGCACTATCCAACTCACGGATCACTTCATCTTTGGCTGACATAATTTCTCGTACCAGTTCAAATAATAGATCCATGACTCCGGGATGACGTTCGCTGTGCGCTGCGATCTTCTGAGCTTTGGCAGGAGTTTTCTCCACAAAGTTCATGAACGCTTTGGTGTTGATCATGTCTAGCTGTTTGGCCTTGCTCTGAGTGTTTACAAAGGTATAGATCTCGCTCTGTAGATAGCCCATGCCTGTGACCGGAGCTAATAGGCTGTTGATCTTTGGCTGGTTCTTGGCCAAGGCTTCTATCTTGGCTAGATTAGCTGCACCCACAGCTGGTCTATGGCTGACTGCTGTGAGTCCAAATACTTCAAGTGCAGGAGTGTTATTAAACAGTTCTGGATCGTCAAAGTCTTCCCCACTCTTGTCGCCGAAATAACTGAACACCTTGTGTGCGGCCACGGCTACTTTGGCATCTGCTAGTGCTCTACCTGTGTCACTGTTCACCATCACAGAGTAAGTGGTTTGATTAGGAGTAAACGAAATCCTGCCATCTGCACCTGTGTAGGATTTACCTGGATGGAATAGGATATCTCCGTAGACATAGCCACGGAAATCTGCGGGAGTCGCAGCTTCAAATATAGGCCACAGTGCTGCCATGTCTGAAGCGAATCGTTCACGCCAGTCTTCACCCTTGCCACGACTCATGATAAACTGTTTGAGTTCTTCTGGGCTTGATGATCTACCTTCTTCACGTCCCCAGTTGTTTTTACCTACCAATCTAAATTCACCATTGTCTTCACGACCCCAATACACAGTAGGATTACCATCCCATTTGATAGTGATGCTGGTTTCAGGTTTAGCTAGATCTTTCAGTATCTGTATGGCCTTGACTGCACCATCGGATTCAGTGAATACTAGATCCTCTAGGTGGTTGAACTCTCTGCCCACCTTCTTGGGAGCAGCAGTTTCTGCTTCAGTTAGTATTTCCCAGAATCTCATTGCACTATGTCAATCATTCTGCGCATCCACCCTATGGTGCCTGGTTGATAGCTTTCTACAGCAGCCTTGGCTGGTAGCTCGATGCCCTGTTTGCCCAAGGTTTCTCTAGCACCTGAGACCAGTTCATCGTAGTTGGGCAGTTTAATTATGTAGTCTAGAATGTTGTCTACACTGCGTATATCTTTAACTGTGGCTGTTTGCCCCAGCAACTGTTTGGCTATGGTATTCCAGTCATCACCACCTGGCAGAGGTTCGTTGGTGTCTGCGTGTAAAAGACCAAACTTAGGTGAGTATTTTAGATCTCTGGCTCGGGCAATAGAACTCAGTACGATATGGCGATGTTCGCCTCGATACTGTCCACGACCTCCAATCAATGATCCCTGTTGAAACTTGGGATTTACACTAAACATAAAGTCTGACTGCACGAAGCCGTTGACTTGATCCCCTGCGATAGGTGTTTTTAAATGCACACTGTCTCCACTGAGCTTGACATTTTCTTTGCCAAACTGTGCAATTAACTTAGCTGCGAATTCTTTTTTGTCTACTTCATTGGCATCCACTGAGAGGTCTAGATCACCCGAACTGTTCAGCTCAAAGGTGCCATCTGGATCTTCTTTGCGTCCTGTGGTTCCCAGCCATTTCACCGGTTTTTTATCATCTGGATCTAGTTCTTTGGTGAAATCAAGACCAGTGATCTTTTCTATGTAGTCTATAGTAGCTGCAACATCTTTGGTAGCGATGCGCTGTGTTAGTGATTGTTTATTGGCATCTTTGAATACATTGCCACCTTCAAATAGTTTATTCATCGTTGATAATTCTCTGCGATTTACGAGATTCTGTTATTTTACGGATACCACGGGTGAATTTAGCAGCGTCCTGTCCGCGGATAGCGTTGACAAATCTGCGCTCAAGCTCATCTGCCTGTTCTGGAGTATACTGCTTGTGCAGGCTTTCCAGTAGGTTTATGGCTGAATTAATGATGTTAGTGGCCCTGCTTTCAAACAGCGCATCCTTGTTGCGTACTTCAGCTATTTCATTCAGCTCTTGCAGTATTGAACGAGTTCTAAGTTTCATGAGTGGTTCCGTTGATATTATATTTAACCTAAACCCGAGATTGTTAAAATGATATTATTCAGCAGAAATTGTGCAATCGCACAATGCCCGACTAAATACTCAGTAGAAACCATAAGAACCTGCACACACTTACAGAGGAAAGTACAATGAAACACATATCACAAAGGATGCTGATGATCTTGGAACGTTTATCCGAAATGTTTCCAGGTAGCAGTTATCAATCAAGTCTAGATGCATATCTAGCAGACAAAGGCATTACCGATGCCGCCCAATTAGAAAACTATATCCGTCAGTTTAACTATCAAAAGGAACAATACCTATGAAAACAATTCTCAACTATATTTGGTCAATATTTGATTCATTCGGCCGAGCTCGTGCTGCCAGTCATTTGGCTCGCATCGGACAGTACGAAGCAGCTAAACGTGTGATGGCAGAATAGCTTGCTGCGCCGCAAGGCATATATACATACACACAGGAGGTCTTCTAAATGACCACAGAGTTTTCACACGTTAAAGGATCTGAAGTAGAGTTTAAAGGTGGCGGGTTACGTGACTTTTTTCTTTACAAAGATCTTGGCGTCGCAGATGCAACACACGGGCGTGTGCTTGCTCATATTACCCGAGCAAACCTACCGCCAGAGAATTCGGGCGGCACTGGATGGCACATTCACGTAGCAGAATTTCAAATAGTATACATGTTGAAAGGTTGGGCCAAATTCATGTATGAAGATAAAATCCATCTAGTTGAAGCTGGCGATTGCGTACAGCAGCGTCCAGGTATCGTGCATTATCTCTACGACTACAGCCCAGATATGGAGTACCTAGAAATCATCATGCCGGCAGACTACGGCACAGAACCCGCAGAAGGACCTTGCGATATTCCAGCACCAACACCGTGGAAATAAACAATGACCTTGGTTTATATACACGGAGCTAGTGCTACTAGTGAAAGTTTCAATTATATCAGAAGTAAGATTGGGCAAGGCATAGACATTAACTATGACAGTCGCAATGGATTTGAGAATAATCTCGAAGACATGAAAGCACAGTTGAAAGATGTTCGAGATATGTATTTTCTAGCACATAGTTTAGGTGGCATCTATAGTTTACACATAGCCAATGCTATGCCTAATCGAGTATTAGGTGCAGTGACTTTGAGTACACCCTATGGCGGTGCGGAGGTAGCAGACTATGCCAAATATTTTTTACCTTTTAGCCGACTAATGCGTGACATCGGGCCAAACAGTTGGGCTTTCAAACAGGCTAGCCAGATTAAAATTCAACACCCTTGGACCAATGTCGTTACTGTAAAAGGACAAAGCCCTTTTATGTTGGCACACAATGATGGTGTAGTTACAGTTGCCAGTCAAAAACATCACGAAGACATGGAATTGATAGATGTTGACTACAACCATTATGAAGTGGTATTGGCAGAACCTGTGATAGAAATCATCCGTGAACGGATAAACAGAATCACAAAATAGTTGTTTTTTTTTAGTTAGGCATATATAATAAACTAACAGCGAAATAGAAGTAGTTGTTAGACACAGACATTACACACAGGAGATATAAAATGTCAGAACTTTATACAGCACCAAAACTACCAGAAGTTAAATTTAACAAGAACGGTTACGAAATCCGTAGCGATATCTTGGGCATGGCAAAAAGCCTAGTACAAGACGATTTCCATGCCAAATTCCAAGGCTGGGAAATGACTGCTACTCGCGATGAGAAGACTGGACAGATCGTTACTACCGTTGGTATGCCAGAGTTTCCAGGTTTAGATAAAGTACTAGAAACCGCCGAAAAAATGTATTCATTTGTTAACAGCGGCGTGAAGAAATAAAAGTACGCTCATAGAGCATTACATAGTGGTAAAAGAAAAGCACCTTCGGGTGCTTTTTCTTTATCTAACTGTGGCTAACCTAAAAAACCGCAAGATGCAGATGTACATCCAACCTAGATCAAACTCCCACCATTTCTTGCTGAACTTTGCACTTGCACCATCGGCATGGTGATTGTTGTGCAACTCTTCTCCACCGATCCAGAAAGCTATTGGATATAGATTTCTCGATGTATCTTTTACATCATAGTTTCTATATCCAGTGTAATGTGATAAGCCGTTAATAACTCCTGCAGCAAAAAACGGTACCCATATCATTTGAATACCCCACACGAGCAGTCCCCACGGTCCAAAGAGCAAGCAGTCTATGACCAGCATTAAAAGAATACCTGAGCGACTGTGTGCAGAGTAAAGGTTGCGTTCGATCCAATCATTGGGGCAGTCCTTGCTCAATGAGTCGACCATGGCTGTGTCTTTGCTGGCTGAATGATAAAGCAATGCTCCGCCGAATAGCACACGCCATATGCCGTAGATCTGTGGGCTGTGCGGATCGCCCTCTTGGTCCGAACGTTGGTGATGTTTGCGATGTATAGCCACCCATTGACGAGTAACCATGCCTGTGGTAAGCCAAAGCCAGGCTCGCATAACGTGGTTAACCGCAGGGTGAAATTGTACAGCTCTATGTGTTTGACTTCTGTGCAAATACAGCGTTACACAGGCTATAGTGATTTGAACCATCACTAGGGTATAGATTATTATGTTCATATTTTACTTAGCCGGTTGACACTCTACCAAAATAATGCTATAATATGGTATGAAACAAAAACTTATACTCACAGATGCGGATGGCGTTTTATTGGACTGGGAATGGGCATTCTCAGTTTGGATGCAAGAGCGTGGCTACACGCTTACAGCAGACAACAAGAAAAGCTATTACCTGCATCACCACTATAATGAACTAGAAGAACGGGATTCAAAGAAGGTTGTTAAGACTTTCAACGAGTCAGCAGCCATTGGCTTTCTTCCTGCACTTCGTGATTCAGCTCACTATGTTAAAAGACTGCACGAAGAACACGGCTATGAATTCCGGGTGATCACAAGTCTAAGTCTAGACAAGAATGCACAGAAGCTGCGTGAAATGAATCTGCGCAAGTTGTTTGGTAATGCCATTGAAGGTGTTATTTGTTTGGACACAGGTGCAGATAAAGATTCAGCACTGGAACCTTATCGTGACAGCGGCATGTGGTGGATTGAAGATAAACCTGCCAATGCTGATGTTGGGCACGAATTAGGACTTCGCAGCATTCTAGTTGAACACGGACACAATATGCATCATCTTTGCAATTATCCTGTTGCCAAGAACTGGAAAGAAATCTACGAGTTAATCGTAGCATAAATAATTGCGGGGAGTAACTAACCAACAGGTGTTGGTTTTATGTGCCGTCAACACGATATAATCATATCCGGTGCATAGACAAAGAGGTGAGACCATAACTTCAAGGAAGACATGGAACTCTTTACAATCCAAGCCCTTTGGGCTTTTCTCGCTATCATATTGATAGACATTGTATTAGCCGGTGATAACGCTCTTGTTATCGGAATGGCGGCTAACAAATTACCAGACCACTTACGCAAGAAGGCAATCTTTTGGGGGACCTTTGGTGCTATTGCTATACGCTTTATATCAGTAGCGGCATTAACATACCTACTGATGATTCCAGGACTACGTGCTATCGGTGCAGCCGCACTGATATGGATTGGCTGGAAGTTGGTATTTGACGCAGGCGAACACAATGTTAATGCCAAAGACACCTTTTGGGGAGCATTAGGTACTATTGTGGTTGCTGATGCTGTCATGGGCATAGACAATGCACTAGGTATTGCTGCGGCAGCTAATGGAAACTTTGTATTAATTATTGCTGGACTACTAATCAGTGTGCCGATCATCTTGTTTGGTGCCACTATGGTCAGCAAACTTCTGCAACGATGGCCTGATACAGTATTCATTGGTAGCTTTGTATTGTTTGCTGTTGCTATGTTGATGTTAATGAAAGAACCATTAATGGCTGGGTGGTGGGCAGGACTAGTACCTTGGGCTGCTGCTATTGTACCGTGGGCATTTGCATTAGTTGTAACTGCGTTACAGTACAATCAAGCAAGACTACATTTACATAAGAAGTTTTTGTTTAACAAATAAAAAAGCCCCGGAAGGGGCTTTGTTTTAACTCCAATATCTGGACGAATCTAACTTGTCCCAATAGGCTTTGTTGTTGCGGTTCACAAAGTTCTTGACTAGGTACTTGGCCATGCCCATATAGCCCATCTTCTTGAACCTGCGTGAATCTTGCCCGAAGTGATGACGGATAATTCTAAACTTTTTAGGATTGTACTTGCGGCTCAAGAAGAAGTCTTCGCTGGTTGAGAACTGTTCAGGGAAGCCACCATATTCTTCAAAACGATCTCTACGGGTTAACATGAATGCTCCAACTGCAAATGGACTAAAGTATTTCAGTGTGTGATTGATCAGGTTAAATGCAGTAAATCCAATCTTTGCTCTAAGATCCTTGTCGTAGCATTTGATGTTTAGGCCGATGAGATCTAGGTTCTTGCTCTCTATCATGTTGACAGCATCTTGGATAACAGTATCCTTAAAGAAGCGCACATCGGCATCAATGAATAAAATGTAGGGGGTGGTAACTAGGTTAGCGCCGTTGTTCTTGGCTGTAGAAACAGGGCCGCCTTCAATGATTTCCACATTCAACTCACCTTTCATTATTTCTATAACTTCTCGTGTGCGGTCCGTTGAACAGTCAGCAATGATGATTCTAGTACGACCTATGTGTTGTTGGCGTAGGTGCATTAATAAATGTGCAATATAGTTCTCTTCATTCTTGCAGGGTACCACTATGGTAATTGTGTCGCTTAGAGTTGTTTCTTGCATTCTGCTACCACCTTGAAGTTATCAAATTTTAACCAACTGGTCATTGTTGACCGTGCTCGCTCGCAGTCCTGGAGGGTATGAAATTCTATCATTACCCGTCCTGGAATGTCTTTTGGATTGTTTAGATGCACTGCCAGTATTATCAGTATCCACATGGTCGCTCTCCTTGGTCCAAGTTACAATTTCCCAACGGCCATCGTGATGTTCTACAAGTGCTGTACACGATTCAACCCAGTCTCCATCATTCATGTATGTTATGCCGTCTACCTCTTTGATTTCTGCATGATGTATGTGTCCACATATAACACCATCAAAGCCACGCTTCTTGCAGTAGGCCACTAGATTCCGTTCAAACTGAAATATAAAATCTACTGCTTTTTTAACTTTGTGCTTAAGAAACTGGCTAAGGCTAAAGTACCCAAAACCCATGCGATGACGAATCCAATTAAATTTACTATTGATAGAAAGGATGATATCATATGCTTTGTCTCCTAGGAATGCTATCCACGGTGCCAGGCGGGTGATGCCGTCAAACAGGTCGCCGTGTACTACGAGATAGTGTCGGCCGTCCGCGCCAATGTGTTCAAATTGATTTACGATTTCCACATTGCCAAAGTTAATGCCATAGGGCATTAAGGGTCGGAGGAATTCATCGTGATTGCCTGCTACATAGATCACTCTGGTGCCACGCTTGGCATGTCCCAGTATGCGACGAACCACATTGGTATGACTCTGTTTCCAGCGCCATTTGTTTTGTTGTATGCGCCATACATCTAGTATG